AATCTACATGGGCGGTCAGTTTCTTTACGCTTCAGAGGTAATCCTTCGTCCGCTGCTCCGCATGTACGAGTATAGCGTGTGGGATCCGGAAGTTAACGAAGGTCGAGGTGGGTTCTCATCGAAATCTGTTCAGAAGCCAAGTTTTGCAGGAGCATTCCCCGATACGAATGGTGGTAACAAATGTGGCCGCCTAACTCGTGACGAGGAAGATTCTCTCAATAAGGACGATCCAGAAGAGAATGCCCTGTATCTCAACTCCCGTGCTGTGATCTGTAATCAGGTGATTTACGGACGCATCAGCGGGGACTTTAGGGATGCAAGTGGGGAGAGTGTTCGTGTTGATAACGAGCCTCTTGTGTGCTACTTCAAAAAGTCCGGCTTCAAACCGATGTCCGATTTTATCGCGGGTCTTTCCGGCCAGAAAAAGCTTATGGCTCATTGCGAGATCCAACTGCAGACCTCGAAGAACAAAAAGGGAAGCGTCACCTACTGGACTCCGCTACCTACACTTCATGGCACAACGGAAATCACGGATGACGACAAAGAACTCTTTGGCATGTTCCGCGAGACAATCGAGGCCCATAACAAATATGTTATGAATTCCTACCGTGAAGCGCAGAAGCTGATCGCAAACGACGATGATGTCGATCTTGCGGCGGATTTCAATGATGCTGACGCTGCTTAAAATCCAAGACTTCATGTCTAAAGCAATTCAGGGGGACACAGATGTTTCCCTGAATAGCCTTTCTGCGTTTGCAGAAGAATGTAAGGATTCGGTGGAGCGACAGCTTACTCGACAAAAAGGCGAGTGGCGAATCCGCATGTCCGGAATCGGACGCCCTATGTGCCAACAGCTTTTGGACAAGCAGGGCATAGAAGAGGAGATGGAATACAACACTCTGTTCCGATTCCTTTTCGGGGACATCACAGAGTCTATATTGATGATTGTCATGAAAGAGGCGGGTGTTGATATTGTTGATTTCCAGCGTCCTGTCGAACTCGATCTAGACGGTATACCTATAAAAGGCACCCTCGACGTAATCATTCGAGACGAGAGCGGAGTCGAAAAGGTGTGGGACATCAAGTCCGCAAGTGACTGGGCATTCAAAAATAAGTTTACCAACTTCGGCGGGTATGAGAAGCTCAAGGAAGATGATCCATTCGGATACCTTATGCAGGGCTTTCTTTACGGAGAAGCTACGGGCCTTCCATTCGGGGGATGGATTGTTGTCAACAAATCGAGCGGAGAGGTTGCTGTAGTCGAGTCCGGAGATTGGTCTGGGGAAGATAAGGAACACTACATTGCTCTCGCCAAAGAGCGTGTCAAACAGCTTTCGGATCCGAAAACAAAACTTGTCAAATACCCTGACGAGTTTGAAACGTACAGAAAGGACGGAGAGATAATCCGGACAGGAAACAAGGCGCTTGCGCGTTCGTGCCACCTGTGCGGGTATCGTCATCACTGCTGGCCAAAATCGGAGTTGCATCCGAAAGTAACATCGCGGGCAAAAACACCACCTATGACGTGGTATTCTAAGCTTACGAAAAAGGAAGTGTGATGCCATATATTTTTGTACGTGAATACGAGTTGGAGTTGCTGGAGATGAACAAGGATCTCCATCACATCTACATCGAGTCTCACAGGGGGCAAGGTGGAGAAAGACGCATCGTGTATCTGAGGCAGAATAGCAGAGGCTTACCCCTCACTTTGCGTGACAACTACTCCGATTTAGGAGCCTTGAATGCTGAATCGGAGAAACGAGATATCACAACAGTGGAATCTGAAATACAAAAAATAAGCAAACTATCCCAATCTGGAGTTAATGTATGCGTTCCTCTGAGCCACCTGACAAACGAACTTTCTCTCGTAGAAAAACAATCCCCAAAAGTGGCAGGGTACGTTCTAAAAAGACTGGCTTCTATCGGGATGGCACTATGAAAAAAAGCACCGCTCAAAGGGCGGGGTACAGATCAACATTCGAATTAAACATAGCCAAGTCTCTCGCCAACAAGGGTATACTGTTTGAGTATGAGAACGTAAAGCTTACATATATACCCAAACCTCGCACGTACACCCCGGATTTTTATCTTCCTCAAACGGATATCTACATCGAAGCTAAAGGGTATCTTGATAAGGGCGACCGGGTAAAGATGCAGCTTGTCAAAGAGCAGTATCCGGATCTGGATATTCGATTTGTTTTCCTAAATGCGAACAACAAGATTTACAAGGGAAGCAAAACGACGTATGGTACGTGGGCTAATCGTTACAACTTCAAATGGGCGGAAGGTACAATCCCCGCAGAATGGTTCAAACCTGATGAATGAAGATAACAATTTCGACGTAGATTTTGAGAAGCTATCCCTTTTACCCGACAGGTATTACATAATACTTTCTGAGGGAGAAAGTGACGGGGAGCTTCGTATGACAGCGTATGATACCACCGGCAATACGTACGACAAAGACGAAGACTTTAATGCCGCTATGGTAATTCAGGAGGGTCTTCTCTCTGCTCTTAGGGATCGTCCGGATGAGATGTATGACATCGGAGTAGCCTCTATAGAATTCCGTATTTTTGCGGAAGAGCTATCCCAAGATGAAACCATATCTGTGCCCGAAGACATGGGTAAAAATGTAGTTAAGGTAGACTTTGGAAAGAAGCAGTGATGAAAGACAACTGGAACCTCAACAACTATCAGATGCAAGCGCGTACGTTTGCCATCTATCCCGAACAGATGAAGGTGACGTACCCGACTCTAGGCCTCGCAGGTGAAGCCGGTGAGGTTGCTGACAAGGTAAAGAAGATTTACCGCGATGACCGGACTGATGCGCGGTTTCTCGCAGAGATCGCCAAAGAGATCGGGGATGTCTTGTGGTATTGTGCCGTCCTTGCTGACGACTTGGGCTTCTCCTTGCAGCAAGTTGCGGAGATGAACATTTACAAGTTGCAACAGCGCAGATCTGCGGGTAACATCGCTGGCAATGGCGACAACAGATGATAAGCCCTGATTCGATGAGACACGAGGCGTATATGAAAAAGAAGTTTGAAGAGTTGGGCAAAGACGAAGAGAAGTTGCTCGACACGTTCTATGCGGAAAGAGCCGACATGGTGAATTCGCCCCCGCACTACAATCAAGCAGGTATTGAGTGCATCGATGCTATCGAAGCCGCGACGAGTGACGGCTATGAATACTACCTGCAAGGAAACATTATAAAGTACCTCTGGCGATACCGATACAAGAACGGCGTTGAAGATCTGAAAAAAGCCCGCTGGTACTTGGACAAACTTATTGAGGAAACAAACAATGAATAATATGCTACCAACACCATACCAACAGTTTATCCACAAATCGCGATACGCTCGTTGGATGGACGACGAACAACGCAGGGAGAACTGGGATGAAACAGTATCTAGGTATGTTTCTTTTATGGGTGGCCATGTGCGTGACAATCACGGGTATAAGCTTTCTGATTCACTGACCAGTGAAATTACAGATGGCATCATGTCCCTTGAAGTCATGCCGTCGATGCGGGCGATGATGACATCCGGACCCGCCCTAGCCCGTGACAACATCTGTGGCTACAACTGTTCGTACATCCCTGTGGATAGCCCCCGCTCGTTCGACGAGTGTATGTATATTCTGATGTGTGGTACGGGTGTGGGCTTCTCTGTGGAGCGGGAGAACGTGGACAAGCTTCCAGTGGTCAGTGATGCGATGCACGACACGGATACCGTAATCAGGGTGGGCGACTCCAAGCCGGGATGGGCCAAGTCTCTCCGCGAACTCATCGGTCTCCTCTATGTAGGTCAGGTGCCAGAGTGGGACTTGTCAGGCGTACGTGCGTCCGGTGAACGCCTCAAGACTATGGGTGGCCGTGCGTCCGGCCCCAAACCCCTAGATGATCTGTTCAAGTTCACTGTGAAACTGTTCAAGAAGGCACAGGGCCGTCGCCTTTTCCCGATTGAGTGCCACGACCTGATGTGCAAGATCGGAGAAATCGTAGTCGTTGGGGGCGTACGTCGCTCGGCTCTCATTTCACTGAGCAACTTGAACGATGATCAGATGCGTCACGCTAAGTCCGGTGAGTGGTGGGATGAGCCTGAAAGAGGTATCTATCGTGACGGACAGCGTGGACTGGCAAACAACTCCGTCGCGTACAAGGGTAAGCCCGAGATGGGTACGTTTATGCGTGAGTGGCTTGCCCTCTACGACTCCAAGTCGGGTGAGCGGGGTATCTTCAACCGTGAGGCTGCTGACGTACAGGTGGGCCGTAACGGACGCCGTGAGGTTGGTCATATGTGGGGTACGAACCCGTGTTCGGAAATCATCCTGCGTCCGTATCAGTTTTGTAACCTGTCAGAGGTTGTCGTACGCGAATCCGACACCCTAGACTCGTTGAAGCGCAAGGTACGCCTCGCAACTATCTTGGGTACCCTGCAGTCTACGCTCACCGACTTCAAATACTTGAGGAAAGTATGGAAGACAAACACAGAAGAAGAACGCTTGTTGGGCGTATCCTTGACTGGTATCATGGATCATCCGATTTTATCAAAGACCGTCGATTCCCCTCGTTGGCTCGAAGAGATGAAGCGAGTCGCCGTAGAGACGAACAAGGAGTACGCAAAGAAGCTTGGTATTCCACAGTCGGCTGCCATCACCTGTGTAAAGCCGTCGGGTACTGTGTCGCAACTGGTGGACGCTGCAAGCGGCATTCACGCTAGACACAACGACTATTACATTCGTACCGTTCGCGGGGACAACAAAGACCCCCTGACGCAGTTCCTCAAGGAGCAAGGGGTATACAACGAGGCGGATGTCACCAAGCCGAATGACACGACTGTCTTCTCGTTTGCGATGAAGGCACCCGACGGTGCCGTGACACGTGATGCGATGACGGCTATCGAACAGCTAGAGTTGTGGAAGACGTACGCAATCAACTGGTGCGAACACAAGCCGTCCGTTACCATCACGGTAAAGGAAGACGAGTGGATGGACGTGGGTGCGTGGGTGTACGAAAACTTCGACGTTGCGTCGGGCGTTTCATTCCTGCCACACTCCGATCACACATACCAACAGGCTCCGTATCAAGACATCGAAGCCGATGACTATGCGGAGTGGCAACAGGCGTATGGTGGCTTGGAGATTGACTGGCAAGCCCTGTCGGAGTACGAGCGTGAAGACAACACGTCCGGCTCACGGGAGTTGGCGTGTACGGCTGGCGTGTGCGAAGTGGTAGACCTCAATGCGGCTTGAAGTCATAGAGTACGTTGAACTCAAGGACGGCGGTGCAGTCGTCACATTCGAGATGGACGAGGACACACGTGCCGGTTTAATCTCAGAGGCTCTGCAGCGCAGAATCATTGAAGGCTTGGAAAGGATGCCGGATGCCCAAGAAGAAGACAGACAACCCGACATCGAAGACTACATTGCCGGTGTGGAAGCGGGGGGACGGATGGATACAGTGGAACCCGCCCCGCAACCATCCGTCGTATGAGGAATGGCAAAAAGAAAAACAAAAGTATGCCGATAAATCTTAAAAACTACACCCGAAAAGATGCCGTCTATATGGACGGAGAATGGTGGTACATACAGCCCGGAGACGGGAACAGGAGACGTGTTACTTCTCATGCAAAGAAGAACACCTCTCGTATGTTTGTTAACGGCAGATACATTCCCAAATCTCATCCCCTACACAAGCCCGGAAGATATCGCGCACTTGATGATGCTTGGTCCCACGAAGAAATCGAAAAGACAAAAGAGGGATATGTTTACGCCATCGTGAATCCGGCGTGGCCCAACTGGGCAAAGATCGGAAAGGCTGTAAACGCAGATGATCGTCTGAACAACTATCAAACAGGATCCCCGTATAGGGACTACAAAATACTAGCATCCTTAAAATCTGAGAACAGACACGACGACGAAAAAGCGATGCACAAACTATTCGATAAATACTCCTTGCAAAGAAAGGGCGAATGGTTTAACATTTCAGAACAAGCCATACTTCTTGTGTTTGAGGATTTCAATGACTCCGATTCAGATAACTACACAGATTCTTAATCGTGCCAAAAGAAAAGCCGCCTCTGTAGGAAATCTACAGGGCAGCATAACCGGAAGTCTCAGTAATGTTGTTGGGGCTATAGGGGAGGTTATTGTAGCGGACGTTCTGGGTGCAACCGAATCGAGTACCTACGACTACGATCTGATTAAAGACGGTCGGAGAATCGACGTGAAGACCAAGCGGTGCAGCACTGCGCCACGAGAAAACTACGATTGCTCTGTTGCAGCACACGGTTCGAAGCAGGACTGCGACAGCTATATATTTGTCCGAATTTTGAAAGATACCTCGAAGGCATGGATTTTGGGGGAGATAGATAAGGCGGACTTCTACGACCGCGCAACAAAATACCGCCGTGGCGACATCGATCCGGACAACGGGTTTGTCTTCAAGGCCGACTGCTATAATCTTCCGATCAGCGAGTTGAAACAAATCGATGAAGCATAAAGCCACACTCTTTAAGTTCGAAGCAAATCTGCTTCAAAACGGAAACGTCGAACTGCTCACGGATTGCGTAAGTCCGGAAGAGTTCGAGCGTACAATGAATGAAGGGATGCCGGAGTATGACGGCGCACACTCTGCAGCATCCCTTCTTCGTTACTTGAAATCTATGTCGGATGAGATGATGGAAAAGTCAGGTGGCTATATTTAGCGGTAGTTTTTCCGGATCATCTTTGCGATATCTTCCCTTCCTTGAGCCGTCATTTTTTCCATAATCTCGCGAATTCTTTTCATATCTTTATCAGACATTTGTCTGCCTAATTCAGACATCATCTGAATATCTCCTCGATCTGACTTAGCCTCGCCGCCTTCTGCCATCATTGGCATACCCATAGGCTGCATCTGATTTCTCCGCTGCATGTTTTGCTGCGGTTGTGTCGTAGACATCATACCCCCCGCTTGAGCTTTCTTGCGGGGTTTTTTCTTTGGTGTTGCCATGCCGCCGTACATCATAGGCTTGCGGGTCTTTCCACCGCAAGCGTACGATCCGGATTTGCGAGGCCCGTTGTTGTAGTTTTTCATAGGTTTCTCCGTTAAGGTAGGGGTCGTCCGAGCGGAATTCTTTTGATGAATTCCATGTTGTATTCGGGATGATATGGGAACATGCTATCGCCGTACGGCTCTTCCGTAAGCTGCCGTACTTTCCATCCGGGCATTCCGAAGATGTCTTCTCTTCCGACGGATTGCTCCCGCGACAGGGTTGAGTTTAGCTTTACAGATGCTGCGACAAGCAATCCTTGCAGTTCCTTCTCTTTTGCTGGGGGAAGAGGCTTTCCGGATTCAAGCATCTCAAGGAACAATTCACCAACTTTCGGATCTGTAAGGGCTGCCTGTACGATGCTGAAATTTCTTTGGCGCATACGTTGCAGGATAGATTCCGTTGCAACATACTGAGGGCCAATAACATCTCGATTGATGGCGTAGAATCTGGAGATATACGATTCAACAGAGAACGAACGAGGGATGCCCGATACACTCAAGCCACCAAGCGACGTGTTCTCTTTGTTTCGGATGAATTCAAGCATCCGTGTCGCAACCTTATACCTACGAGTACCCATAGCACTTTCAATGACGCGGGCCTTGCTAGGATCATTGTAGCCGATGAAATCAGCCAAAGCGTCTGCATTGAATGCGTACTGCGGAATCAGGCGATCCGGATTTCTTGGGTCTGCGTCGTATCTACCCGTAGACGGAAATACAGATGTTTCGATAGCTTCGACAGCCATGTCACCCATAATTACGTCGATGTCTTCGTCTGTGAACGCGGATCCGTCTGCCTTTTTAGTCCGCTTCATTGCACTTCGGAAATCCCCTACAAGCTGCGGACCTCCCTCCGAAAGAGCAAATATGAGTTGCGCCGGAGACGTTTTACCCGGAAGGAAATTCCGCAGAGTACCGATCACGGAATTCATATCCTTTGTGTATGCGTCTTTCTGACGATTCCACACAGAGGTTTGAGCCTTGACTGCCGCATCTTCTGCTTTACGCGCTTCAGCAAGCACCTGCGCGTTCACAGCACCGGAGTCGATACCCATTGTGTCGTCAATTATGCGACCGATTTCAGGCATCAGCGGAACCGTTTCGCCCTTCGAATTCACACCCACAAATGTGGTTTCGATGAGCTTGAGAGTCTCGTCC